TAGGTGCCGACCGCGGCCTGCAGGTCCGCGTAGGTGGCGAACATCGCTTTCACCTGCGCGTAGGTGTTCGGGGCGGTCGGCACGAACACCCCGGGGTCGGGCCGTTCGACCTGCACACACGCGACGCGGAACCTGCGGTAGGGGGCGTACCCGTCGGCGAGGATCCGCTCTTCGACGAACTGGGTCAGCCCCAAATACATGTTGCCGATCCCCTGCGCCGGGTCGGTGCGGAGCAGGAACGGGTACCCGGACCCGAACAGGTTCCGCATCCGGTCGCGCTCGGACAGCGTGTTCGCGAGCACGATCAGCTCGGTCGTCGGTGTGTACGCCGGCAGCGTCGTCATGACGGGGGCGCGACGCTCGAGCACCCGGTGCACCCCGGCCGGGGCGTCGAAGTCGAGCTCGGTCATCGACTCGATCGTCGCCGGCAGCGAGTTCGTCGGCCGCGCCAAATCGACGAGCCAGGCCGGGCAGCTCCCATAGGTGACGGTGACCGTGGCGGTGGCGGTGCCGACCACCGTCGTCCCGTCGTACACGGTCACCTCGTAGGTGAGCGCGATGTCGAACGGTGCCTCCCAGTCGCGCGCGATCACCTGTGTGGCGCCGTCGACCGGCGCGTCGACGGCGCCGCGCACCCCAGCGACGTTGCCGGACGGTGCCGTGCGGGTGATCGTGTACGTGTCGGCGCCGGCCGGGATCCCGTCCACCAGCAGCCTGACGTCGAGGCGGCCCGGCTCGACCGACGCTGTCAGCGTCACGGCCATCTCAGGCGAGCCCGGCGATCAGGGTTTGCGCGGTCCGGTTCTGCTGCGTCACGACCTCCGCCCTTACGAGGCCCTTCAGTTCGGTGTCGCCGATGAACACCCGCACCTCGGGCCGGTTCTCGGCCAGCAGCTGCCGCAGCAAGGGTTCGGGGGCGACGATCTCGCGGCCCGCCTCACCGACCATCGCCAACGTCGGCGACGAGACGACACCACCCTGCGCCAATGTCGGGATCTGCGGCACCCCGAACGACTGGCCGCCAAAGCTGCCGCCGCCGATCTTGTGCCCGGCGACCTTGATCGACGGAATGTGGATCGTCGGGATCGTGAACTGGATCGAGTTCCAGCCTCTGATCAGGGCGTTGATCGGCTGTTTGATCGCGTTCACGGCCCCTTCGACGGCGCCCTTCAGGCCGCCCAAAGCGGCGGTGAACGCGCCGGCGATCCCGCCGGCGGCGGCCTTGATCGCGCCGATCGCCGCGACGATCGGTTTCTCGAGCGCGTTCGCGACCGCCGCGGCGGCGTTCGACACGGCGGCGACGGCGGCGTTGACGGCCCCACCCAAACCGCCCAGGATCGTCCGGACGGTGTTGACGGCGGTGCGGGCGCCGTTCTCGATCTGGTCCCAGTACTTGACGATCGCCGCGACGGCGAGCCCGAACGGCCCTGTGAGGATCGCCAGCAGCAGCTTCCAGTTGTTACGGACGAAATCGACGACCGCGTCGACGGCGCCGGTGATCACCGCCTTGATGCCGTTCCAGCCCGCCGTCGCGATCGCTTTCACGGCGGCGAGCTCGGCGGTGAAGATCGCCTTGACGAGGTTGAACAGCGTCTGCACGATCGCGATGATCAGGTTCGCGGCCTGCTGCACGATCACCTTGGCCTGATCCCACGCCCCGGCCCAATCGCCCCGCAGCAGGGCAGTGATCAACCTGAGCGCGCCGGCGATGATCTTGACGGCCGCCTCGAGGATGCGGGCGACGCCCATCACGATCGGCCCGATCGTCCCCCAATGCCGCTGGATCGTGTCGACGACCTCGACGACCAAGTCGATCAGCGCATCCAAGAGCGGCTGGATCACCGCCCACATCGCCTTCAACGACTTCGAGATCTCGGGCCAGTGGTCTTTCAGCCACGCGATCGCCGTCTGCAAGACCGGCACCATCTTCCCGACCAGCATCCCGGCGAAGTTGTTGAACTCCTCCCGCACGATCTTCAACTGCCCGGGCAGTGTTTTGCCGGCCGCCTCCGCCGAGCCGCCAAACTCCTTGTTCAGCTCCTGCAGGATCACCTTCTGCGCCTCGGCGGTCTTGCCGTGCTCCTGCAACGACTTGATCGACGCCTTCTGCGCGTCGGTGAACGTCACCCCCACCTTCGTCAGCTTCGTGACGCCCTTGATCGGGTCGTTCAACGCTTTCCCCAGCTGCATCGCCGCCGTCTTCGGGTCCTGCCCGAGCGCGGTCGCCATGTCCGCCATGACTTTCGTGGTCTGGTTGAAGATGTCGTTGCCCTTGCCGGCCTCGTTCCTGATGTTCGTGAACGTCAAGAGCAGGTTCTCGCCGGACGCGATCGCCTCGTCGTCGATCCCACTCTTCTTCATGATCGACTCGGCCAGATCGCTCACCTGGCCGGCGGTCACGTTCGCCGCTTTGCCGGTCGACTTCAGGACGGCCTCGGTTTGGGCGGCGACCTTCGTCGACTCGGTCCACTCGCCGATCCCGATCTTCAACGTCGCCGCGATCGCGCCCACACCCGCGGCGCCCGCGGCGAACGCGCCGGTCTTCGCGAGGCCCTTGAGCTTCGACCCGAACCCGGACGTGCTCTTACCGGCGCTCGAGATGCCTTTCTGCAGCTGCCGCGTGTTGGCGACGAAATCAACGACGACGGTCGGATTCGCCATCTAGCGTTTCCTTCTGGCGGCGCGTTCGGCGCGTTTCTGCTGCCGCTGCTCACGGACGGCGTACTCGATCATCGCGACGTACTCGTCGCTGCGGAGCTCGTCCACGTCCCGTGGTGTCATGTTCCAGAAGCGGCAGAAGTAGACGAGCTGCTCGAGCGCCCTTCGTTGGTAGGGTCCGGCTCCCCGGCGGCCAGCTCGATCACCACGTCGGCCATGTCGTCCAGGGTGACGTCGTAGCCGTCGCGGCGGGTCTTCAGCCAGGCGGTCACGATCATCCGCTCATCGCTGTTGTCGTCGGCGATGATCTGGCTGTACGCCCTGCCGGTCGCGGCTTTGATCATGTCCAGCTCGCGGGGCGTGAACGCCGGTGTGTAATCCGTGGAGATCACCACCCGCTCCGGTGCGCGACGCAGGATCTGTGTTACGGGCTCGGCCATCGGAATCTCCTGATCGTCTTGGTGGTCTCGGACTCCGCCTCTCGCACGAACAGGCCCTCTTCGGACTGGGCCGAGGGCCACAGGTAGCGGCCGCCGGGGACGTAGGGGCGGCCGCGGGTGCCGCCGAACTCGAGCCAGCCCGCATAGGGCGGGATGCGTCTCCCGATCCCGGCGCGTTGCCGCTTGCCTTTGCGGCCGGCGACGAACACGCTGCCGGCGAGCCGGCCGGTGCGGCGCGGGACACGTGCACGGGTCAGGTCGGCGGTGTGCTCGGCGGCCATCCGCCCCGCCGCCGCCGCGCCGTCCATGACCTGGTCGCCGAACCGCGGCAGCGCCGCCTCGAGCTCGTCGACGCCGCGGACCTTGACCGACACGGCCGGGTCAGCCACCGGCGGCTGCTTTCGCGGCGTCGTCGTCGACGAGTCGTTGCACCAGCTCCGCTTTCAGGCCGGACGTGGGTAGGCCGCGGGCGGCGAGCTCGTCCTGGAGCTGCGCGACGGTCATCGCCTCGTAGTCGCTGCCCTGGACGGCCGGCTCACCGGCCAGGGCCGTCAAGGGGCCGGGGTCGTGCTCTTGGTCGGCTCGCCGACGATCGACCATTCAAGCTCGACGCTCGAGGTGTCGCCGGCGTCGCCGTTGATCGGCGAGTAGGGCTGCGGGATCACCTCGCCGCTCCAACTCGGGTTGGTCGCGGAGACGGGCTGGTCGCGGTAGCCGAGCACCTCGAAGAACGCGTTCTCGCCGGAGGCGATGATCGACGAGAGGACCTCTTCGGTCGCGTCCGGGTCGAACGACTGGAACAAGGTGGCGACCAGCGACCATTTCACCTGGCCGGGGTAGTCGCGGGAGCCGCAGAACGTGTCCACGGTCGTGATCGACACGTCCGGGCTGATCTCGACGTGGTTGGCGAGGCAGGCGAGCTCGGTCAGCGTG